TGAAGTCGATGTCGAAGTCGTCGAACAGGGTGACCTCGCCGCCGCGGTTGGTGCCGAAGTTGTAGTCCGACAGGTCCAGCACGATGGCCAGGCAGCCGTCGGGCATGAGCTCCGTGGGAACGCGGACGATCGACGTGACGTCCATGTCCGCCGCGACCTCGCCGAGGTTGCGGTAGACGCGGTGCTCGAAGCCGTCCCGGATGGTGAGCAGCTTCGTGGCGACGCGGTACGACACGAAGGCCGTCTTGTTGCCGGAGCCCAGGTAGAACTCCTGCGCCGCGGTGATCTCGTCGAGCAGGTTGTTCCAGTCGGCGTTCGTCGGGTCGGCCGGCATCGCCACGAAGTAGCGCGTGGCGTACAGGTCGTCGTCGTTGAACACCGAGCGGATGCCGTCGCCGGAGGTGCCGGTCGGCTCAGGGATCTTGTCGGGGTTGAGCTCCGACCCGATCATGACCGGACGGCCGTCGCCGAAGAGGCCCGCACGCGCGATCTCCTCGTCGAGCTTGCCGCGCATCTCGACCTTCATCCAGGCGACGACGTCGAAGTCGACGATGTCGATGATGTCCTGGCGGTCCAGCTTCTGCTTCTTGTAGATGAAGGCGGGTCCCGTGGTCCGCTTGAAGACCGGGAACACCTCCTCGACCTTCTGGCCGGCCTTGATGTAGCCCCGCGCACGGGCCTCGTCCGCGGTGATGTCGGCGTAGGCCGTCTTCACGCGCGAGAAGGGGCTGTGGCTGGTGCCGGCGAGGAACTTCTTCACCCAGTCCTGGCGACGGTCCACGAACGTGGGGGTCCGCATGAGCGCCTGGGCGTCGGGGAAGAGGATCTCGATGTTCTGCACGCCGTAGTCGTCGGCGTGCATGAGCTCCTTGCCCGGGGTGGACCGGACGAAGTCACGGAGCGAGGACACGCCGTCGCTGCCGCCGTTCGCCGAGTTGCCCTTGGCCTGGGTGAGGATCGCCGTCTGGTCGGCGTGCTTGAGCGACGGGCGCTCGATGGTGGCGGTGCCGCCGGCCTCGTTGGACCGGTCGAATGCGTTGCGGCTCATCTGGGTTCCCTTCTTGGAGGAGTCGGAGTGGGTGAGCTGCGGCTCCTCGGTGAGGGCCTCGGTGACTGCTTCCTTGACGATGTCGTCGATGAAGGCGTTGACAGCGGTCTGCTGTGACTCGTTGAGAGTCTTCAGCACGTCCGCGACGGTGGTGTCCTTCGGGTCCGGCTGGTCGGCCGGGTCCGGCTGGTCCGCGGGCTGAGCGTTCGGCTCGGCCGGCTGCTGAGGCTCCGGCTGGGTCGGGGTCTGCTCCGCGGGCTTGTTGGCATCGCCGTGGACGAGGTCGCCACCAACGATCATGATCTCGTCGTCGTCGATCGCACCGTGTGCGAGGACGTTGTAGATCGACGCGCCGGCGTTGGCTCCAGCCAGCACGAGGCTGGTCTCCTGGATGACGCCGTCGTGAACGAGAGCCTCGCCGTTGCCGACTCGCTCCTCGAGGTCCTTCGCCCAGATGGAGTAGTTCGTCAGGTCACCGTGCTGCACGGCGGCCTTGGCGTCCTGCGCCTTGGCGGAAGAGTTGAGGTACGAGTCGCCCCAGATGCCGTCCTCCCGCGCGGAGAGGATGGTGTAGCCCAGGACCTGGCTGACGTCGTTGTGCTGGTGCTGGTAGACCAGGGGCACCTTCAAGGTGTCCTGGTGCTTGAATGCACCCTTCTGGATGGTGCGCCCGTCAGTGCAGCGGATGCCGTACTTCGTGACGTACCCGGAGAAATCCGGTTCCATTTTGACCTCCTTCGGTCATTTCTTGGTCGGGTCCGGAAGGGACTCGAGGATCGGACCACTGATGTACTTCTTGGCGACACCGTCGGCGACCGACTGCATCGTGTTCTGTGCCGCCTGCTGAAGTACCTTCTTGGAGGTAGTCGACAGCCATGACGGGTTGGTCTCGTTCAGCTTGTTGATCTTGGCAAGTGCTTCGGTTCGGGCGTTGAAGAACTTCAGGTCCGTCTCGGACATGTCGCTCGCCTTGCCGGCCTTGGCCTGCGCTGCGAGTCGTGCATACCGAGCCGAGGAAGTCTCCTCACCTGTTGCTGCCTTCAGCCCCGCCGTGGCGGCTGCGGCCTTCTTGGTGGGAGTGACCTCATGGCCCTTGGCGGCGCGACTCTTGGTGTCGTTGGCCAACTGGGCATCAGATCGCCTGATCCCCCACTTCATCCCCTTGATGCCGTGATGTTCGGCGTCGTCAGGGTCCGGGCGGAGGAACGCCAGGTAGTCCCGCATCCGTCACCTCCTTCTGAGGAGCGGCCGACATTGCCTGTGGCTGGTCGGAAGTGGGCATGTTGGGGTTGATGAGCTGGTCAGCACCCGGCTGGTTGGACGGCCGGTAACCGATCTTCGGACGGAACTCGTTGGCGGTCAGGACCGCGTTCCGAATCAGCTTGTCCGCCACCTCGGCCAGCTCACTGATCGGGATCAGCTTCAGCGGGTCGCGGTAGTACTCGATCGAGTGCTTCTGCGTGACGGCAGTCTTCGTGAGGAACTTCCGCTTGGCCTCGAGCGCGAACGTCTGTGCGATCGGCTCGATGGTGCGGTCGTAGTAGTTGTTGATCGTGTCTCGCGAAGCAGTCCCGTTCATGATCTCGCGCGTGATGCCGAGCTCAGCCATGACTGCATTCATGAGGTACTCGATCTGATCGAGCAGCTTGTTCTCGATGGGTCGGTTGAGCTGGATGACCTTCTCGGAGATGTCGATGTAGCCGATGCCGAGCTCGTCGTCCTTGAGCTGCGCTCTCAGGTCGTCCCGACGCTTCTGAGCCTGCGTCTGCCTGGACTCACCGCGAACGGTGTAAGGCAGCTGGAGGATCAGGTCGAGCTTTCCGGAGCCCGCGGCTTCGTCGATCGAGTCGAGGATGCCGAGCTTGGTGATCAGCCTCTGAAGGAGGCCGTTCGGCTCATTCATGACGGTGTAGAAGGGGTTCTCCACGACCATGACCATGTCCTTGGGCAGCGTGAGCTGCTTAGTGACACCGCCGTTGATGGGTTGCCCCTCGTCATCGACCTCTCGGTCGTCGTACACCATCATCGTGATCTTGCGCGGGTGCCATGCGGCCACCGTGCCGACCCGCAGGTCCTTGATGTCGTAGCTTGCTGAAGCCAACGGATCCATGTCGCAGTCGATCGGGACCACGCAAGCGGTACCCTGCTCGAAGAGCGTCATGGCAAAGTCGATCTTCATCGCCAAAGCGTTCTGGTCGATGTTGGCGTCCAGCGTGAAGCATCTGTTCAGACCATCCCGCACGGTCTCCGTGGGGATCTCGTTGTCATCCAGCTTGCAGTGGTAGAACTCGATCAGAGCGAAGTCCACTGCCAAACGGTTGTAGATCGACGCGATGAACGACCGATCGCTGAAATAACGAGCCGGACTGCGATTGCTCCGAGGGCTCTGGGTGTATCCACCCCCATAACTACTGTCCTGCGGAGCGTCCCGGAAGGCGTTCCACCCATGCTTGAGCTCCTTGGTGAGCTGCCTCCGAATCCGTCCCATCTCTCACCTCCTAGTCGAACTGGTCGGGGTGTGCCTTCATGGCGACATGTGCGTCGAGCCATGCAGACACGTTGTCGATCTTCTCATCGTTGCGCCGCTTGTGCAGCTTGCGATTACCGTTTGAGTCCTCCCACGTTACGGCGTTACCCATGGTGTACGTCACGATTCGCTCGTCGAACTTGATGAGGCGCTGGTTGGCCAGCTTCTTCATCTCGCCCAACGGAACAGACTCGGTGCGCGCACCCTGAATGACCTTCTCGATGCCGTATGGGCCCCATTCCCGCTCATAACGGTCCATGAAGGCCTTGGAGTTGTATGGGTCGAAGCCCAGAGTGCGGATGTCGTACTCTCGCTCCTCGATGTGTCGGAACAGGTCGTCATAGACGTCCATCATGTCGAGAACCGTGCCCTCGAAGATGATAAGCGACCCCTCAGCCATGAACTCTTCATACTTGAGCCTCTTTGCTCCGGGAAGGAGGTCGAGGGTACGTCGAGTGATGTAGCTTCGGGACTTCAGACCATACTCCTCGCGCGGGAGCGGGAAGAGCCATGTGAACGCACAGAAGTCGTCACCCATGGACAGGTCCACACCCATAGAACAAGGCATCTTGTCGAAACGTTCAGGAACGATGAAGTCGAACGTCGGTTGCGTCTCGTCGTAGGTGAAGAAGAACGTATAGCCCTCCATCGGAAGGCCGAACCGCTTCGCGAGGATCTCGTTACGAACGGACGGGAACTGCTTAGCCTTCTTCACGTCGGATTCGTAGGTCTCGTAGGAGACCGTCTTACCGATGTTCGGCTGGGCCTTGACCCACATGCGGGGGTTCCGAACTTCCGACACGTCGTCCAGCTTGTAGTGCCAGATCGAGACGTTCGGCTGCTCCGACTCCCCACGCAGGATCGCAATCAGCTCCATCTTGATGTCGTCGCCGACGCCGTTTCGGATCACTCCCTCCGACGAGATGGCAACGAGGACTGGGTCCTCAAACTTGGTGGCACCCTGCATGAGCGCCGTGATGACGTTCTCTCGCGTGTCTCCTGAAAGCCACTCGTCCACCGAGTTGTACTTGGACCGAAGCCCCTGCACCTTGTCGATGCTCATCGGACGGACTTCGAGGAACGAGTTCGTCAAGAAGTTCTCGACGCCCCGCTTCGTTGAGGCCAGTTGCTGCCGGCCAGACCGAGCTCCAGTCGTGTTGTTGACGGATCCATCGGTCAAGAACTTAAACAGCGGCGCTTTGTCGGGTCGCTCCTGCGCGCGCGTGATTGCGGTCTTGATGGGTGTGACAACTTCTTGAGCTTGGATCATGGTCGGCGCGACCGTGACCTGATGCGTCGTAGAGCGGTCAACCGTGAGGAAGAACGCCTGCAGGAACGCCACGTACATCGACTTGGCGCCACCACGTGCAACGATCAGGTACTGGGTGTCCCGAAGACGCTTCTTAATCGTCTTCATGCGGAACTCTTGCGCCTCTTCGTCCCAGCGCTCACGCTCGACGAATATGAACCACGACAGGAGATCCTCTGCCCAGAGCTTGAAGGAATCCAACATGTGGACGTCACCCCCGTCTGTGAGGGTCATCTCTTCTTCGCAGAACTCGATGAAGCCTTCGATGGCCAGGTCGTCATAGTAGACGTCCGGGTCAGCGATGAGCCTGTCGATCAACTGCATCTGAAGAGAAATCTCCTCACAGACGGGGATTTGGCCACTGAGAACCTTCTCCCGGAACGCCGCGTAGTACTTCGGGGTGGCTGTGTTGCTAAGCACCTATCACCCGTAGTCGGCCACGACGTTCAAACGGAACTCCAGCTCCTGCAGCTGTCGCTCCATGGCCTGCTGTGTGAATCCCGTACCGGGAGGGTCGAACACCATCTTGGATCGGAGGAAGATGTAGGTCTTCACGCCATTGAGGCGGGGGTCCGTGTAGAACTCCTCCCACTGGTTGAGCTTGGAGGTGATCTGGTAACCCACCGTGGGGCCCACACCTAGCTGAGTCAGCGTGCCGAAAGCGCCATTCACGCAGTTGATGATGTCGACATCGAACGCCGTCTCTTCCGGCGTGATTCCGAGCATGTGCTTGACGTCGTCGAGGATGCTGCTCATAGCCCCTCCTTTCCTAAGACGTGTTACTTACCAGAAATGCACGAATCGAGCTCGTC